GCTGTGCGTATGAATGGCCGTAATTGGAAGTTGGGTTAAGCCGCATGGGTAAGGGCCGTAAACCGACGCCTAAGCCGATCCTTAGCCTGCGTGGCTCCCGCATTAGGGGGCCGCACAAGTCTGGCATCGACGCGCCGCCTGGCGTTCCGCCGGCCCCGGCCTGGCTAGCAGACATTGCCCGTGCCGAGTGGGAGCGGATCGTGCCAATGCTCGAGGCGTCCAAGGTGATGAGCCCGCGACACCAGCAGACGCTGGCGGCCTACTGCGACTCCTTCGCCGACATGGTGCAAGCCGACCAAGAGCTAAAGACCAACGGCACCACGCTGATGGACGATAAGGGTAGGGTGACTAATCACCCGGCATGGAACCGGAAGCGTGACGCGAGAAATCAGATGCTGAAATTTGCGGCCGAGTTTGGCCTGACAGCGTCTGCCCTGGCGAGAGTGTCAGCCGTTGACCAAGGCCCGCAAGAAGACGAAGACGACGCCCGCATGTTCGCTTGATGCGAAGGCTGCGGAGATCGCGGTGCGGTTCTTCGAGGAGAACCTGACGCACGCGAAAGGCGAACTCGGCGGCAAAGCATTTCTGCTCGAGCCGTGGCAGAAGGAATACGTGGGCCGGCTGTTTGGCACGATGAAAGGCGACGTGCGGCAGTACCGCACGAGCCTCTTGGCGATACCTCGCAAGAACGGCAAGAGCACGCTGTGTGCCGGGATCGCATTGAAACTGATGTTCGATGGCGAGCCTGGGGCCGAGATCTATTCGTGCGCGGCTGACCGCGACCAAGCCCGGCTCGTCTTTGAGATGGCAAAAGTCTGCGTGGAGAACTCGCCGAAACTGCGAAGCCGCCTGCGTGTGTTTCGCAATTCGATCGTGCGGGAGGACACGCACAGCACGTACAAGGCTTTGTCTGCCGAGGCGTTCACGAAGCACGGCCTTAACGCCCACGGGATTATCTTTGACGAGCTGCACGCCCAGCCCGACCGGGAGCTGTGGGACGTTATGACCACGAGCACCGGGGCCAGGCGGCAGCCGTTGTGCGTGGCAATCACCACTGCGGGCTTCGACCGCAAAAGCATCTGCTGGGAAATCTGGCGTTATGCCCTAGCCGTGCGAGACGGGGCCATTAAGGATGACACCTTCCTGCCTGCGATCTACGCCGCCGATCCTGAAGACGATTGGACTGCGGAAGCCACTTGGCGGAAGGCGAATCCGAACCTCGGCGTGAGCGTGAAGCTCGATGACCTGCGGGTGCGGTGCAAGCGTGCCCAGGACATGCCGAGCGAAGAGAACACATTCAGGCGGCTGCACTTGAACCAGTGGACCGAGCAGGACACGCGCTGGCTACGGATGGAGCACTGGGCACAAGGCAACAAGCCATGCCCCGTGATGCTTGACGGCCGGGAGTGTTTCGCGGGCCTTGATCTCGCCACCACGTACGACACGACGTGCCTGTGCCTGCTGTTTCAGTTGGACGATGGCACCTTCTGGGCCGAGCCACACTTCTGGATTCCCGAGGAGAACATGCGGGACAGGGTAAAGCGTGACCGCGTGCCGTATGACCAGTGGGCAAAGGAAGGCAAGCTGCACCTGACGCATGGGAACGTCACGGACTTCGACAAGGTACGGGCAGACATTCTCGCGCTCACGAAGAAGTACAACGTGCGGCAAGTGGCCATAGACCGCTGGAACGCCACGCAGCTCGCCACCCAACTGCAAGGCGATGGCGTAAATGTCTTAGGGTTTGGGCAGGGCTACGGCTCGATGAGTTCGCCCGCCAAGCAGCTCGAGGCCCTGGTGGTGGGCGGCAAGTTGCTCCACGGCGGGCATCCCGTCCTGGCGTGGCAGGCGTCGAACGTGGCGATTCAGCAGGACCACGCCGGAAACATCAAGCCCAGCAAGGCGAAATCCAACGAACGGATCGACGGCATCGTGGCGTTGACGATGGCCCTCGGCATCCACGCGACGGCGACGGCCCCGCCACCCGAGCAGAACTGGGACATCATCAGTCTATGAGCGAACACGCCGCCGCCGATTACAAGATGTTCGACCTTCGCGGCATCGACTGGCCCGAGGTGTCGCCATCTCGCACGCCTTCCGGCATCCGCGTGAACGCGGACAACTCGATGGCGTGCTCCGCGTACACGGCGTGCATCCGTGTGATTTCGGATGCGGTGTCGGCCCTGCCGCTGCACGTCTACGAACGCCTGGCCAACGGCGGCAAGGCGAAGGCTCCGACGCACCCGGTGTATCGGCTCCTGCACCTTCAGCCGAACCCGTGGCAGACTGCCCAAGAGTTTCGGGATTGGATGACCGGCATGTACCTGCACTACGGTGCGAGCTACGCCGAGATCCGCCCCGGTGCTCGAGGTGCCGTGTCGGAGCTGTGGCCACTCCACAGCAGCCGCATGGAGTGCGAGCGGCTGGAAGACGGCACGGTGCGATACAAGTACCGCGAGCCCAGCGGCCGGCAGACGATCTACAGCCAGGAGCAAATCTTCTGCCTGCGGTTCACGACAGAGGACGGCATCAAACCGATCCCGACCTACAAGATTTTCCAGAACGCTATCGGCCTGGCCCAAGCGTTGGAGGCCCACGGGTCCACCTACTTCGGGAACGGAGCCCGGCCCGGCATCGTGCTGGAATCAGAGAACCCGATTCCCGTAGAGGCTGCCGAGCGGCTGCGCGAGCAGTGGGAGCGGATGCACCGTGGTGCTGACCGGGCCTTCCGCACGGCGGTGCTGCCCAACGGCGTAAAGGCTCACGAGCTCAGCGGCAGTAACGAGGCGGCCCAGTTCTTGGAGACTCGCCAGTACCAAGTCATCGAAATCTGCCGGGCGTTTCGCGTGCCGCCACACATGATCCAAGACCTGACACGCAGCACCTACAGCAACATCGAGGTGCAGGGCACGGAGTTCGTGCAGCACTGCCTGCTACCGCACTTGAAGCGGTGGGAAGCCGCGATCAGCCGCGACCTGATCGTGGACGATGAGACGTACTTCGCCGAGCACAACGTGAACGGCCTGCTGCGTGGCGACCACGCCAGCCGGGCTGCGTTCTATGTGTCAGCTCTGCAGAACGGCTGGATGACGATCAACGAAATCCGAGAGGCCGAGAACCTGAACCCGATTGGGCCAGACGGCGACAAGCACTTTGTGCAGCTCAACATGACGACGCTCGACAAGGTTGGCCAGGAGCAACCGGCACCGGAGCCGATGCCAGCGCCGCCCGTCGAGGAAGAAGACAGCCCGGAAGACGACGCCGAAGACCAGGCCGAGGACGCGGCCGAACAGGAGGATTCCACCGATGGAAATTGAACGCCGCGACTTCGCCTTTGAGGATGACAACGAGCTGGTGGTCGAAAGCCGGGCCGATGGTCGGGCCGCAATCATCGGATACGCCGCCGTCTACAACAGGCTCTCGCTGGACCTGGGCGGGTTCCGCGAAGAGATCCTGCCTGGGGCGTTCGACAAGATTCTGAACCGCCAGCGCGGCAAGAGCGACGTGGTGGCGCTGTTCAACCACGATTCCAACATCGTCCTGGGCCGTTCCTCGTCCGGAACGCTGGAACTCTCATCTGACGAGAAGGGGCTGCGGTACGTTGTGACGCCGCCCGTTAGCCGTGCCGACGTGCTTGAGCTCATCCAGCGGCGTGACGTGCGAGGCTCTTCGTTCGCCTTCACGGTGGACAAGAGCGGCGAAGGCTTCCGCCAGGGCGAGGACGGTAAGGCCGTCCGCCAGATCCGAGAGGTGAGCGGGCTGTATGACGTTGGGCCAGTTCTTGTGCCGGCGTACCCCGCCACCTCCGCATCTGTTGCCATGCGTTCCTACGAAGCCTGGCTGGCAACGCAGTCGCAGCCCGAGCCCGAGGCTGTGGCCGCTGAGATCGTGAAGCGTTCGCTGGTCCGTGACGCTGCTGCGGCGTGGGCATTGAGGCTTCGCCGTGTCTGACGCACGCTGCACCTGCGGCGAAAAACTCCGGTGCCGTTCCAGCCGCCCATGCGGTGACGAACGGCAGCGGTATCTACGCTGCCCAAGGTGCGGCGCTCGTGCGGTGGCGTTTGTGAAAACAACGATTTCCGCTGTGCGGTTCTGCAAGGCACCACGCCCGTAGTGGCAAGGTGGACTCCATCGGCAATACCGCCGCAGGAGATTCACAGTGGACACGCTCAAGAAGTTGCAGGACGAAGCGGCGAAGCTCGCCAACCGGATTGACGCCGTGCGTGCGATCGAGTCCGAGGATGCCGACAAGATCGCCGAGCGCGATCTGGAGCTCGAGACGCTGACGGCCGACGCCGCCAAGCTCGCCAAGAAGATCGACTTCGAGAAGTCGGTGGCCGAGTCGGCCAAGTCCCTGCGGGCGGTTGTTGACCGCTGTGCACCGGCCCCCGAAGCGACCGAGGAGCGGAGCGAGAAGGTCCGCATCGAGGCGGTTCCGTTCTCGGGTCGGCTCCGTGCGTTTGAAAACGCCAAGGACGCCTACTCGGTGGGCATGTGGTTCAAGGCCAAGGGCGGCGACGCCGAGGCCCGGCGGTGGTGCCAGGATCACGGCATCGAGGCTCGTGCTCAAGGTTCGACCGGCTCAACCACTGGTGCGGCCTTCGTTCCTGACGTTCTCAGCTCAACCGTGATTCGCCTTGTGGATCAGTATTCGGCGTTTGCTCAAGAGGCCACCAACGTGGTGATGCCGAGCGACGTGCTGCTGTTCCCGCGTCGCACGGCCGGTGCAACGGCGTACTGGATCGATGAGAACACGGCAATCACGCCCAGCGACCCGACCTCCAACCAGGTCACGCTGACGGCGAAGAAGGTGACTGGTGCGGTGACGATTGCGAGCGAGCTCCTGCAGGACTCGATTGTGTCGATCGCCGACTGGATCGCTGCCGAGCTCGCCCTGACGCTTAGCAACGCCATTGAAACTGCGGCGTGGAGCGGCAATCCGAGCAGCGCCCCTGGCGTGGCTGGGCTTGTGACGAGCCACACGGGTGGACTCATCAAGACCACCACGGCTGGCAGCGTGACCACGTATGACTACGCGGCCTCGCTCGTGACCGCCGCCGGCGACACGCCGGATGAGGTGACGAAGGCCAACCTGTTGGCGATGATGGGCGCAGTGCCCCAGCACAGCCGGCAGGGTGCCAAGTGGTTCTGCTCGCCGTTCTTCTTCGCGTCCTGCATGCAGAACCTGGACCTCGCCCAGGGCGGTTCGGTTGGCATGTCGCAAGGCATGGGCCTCACCTTCCTCGGATCGCCGGTGGTTCTCACCGACCGGCTCCCGGCTGGGGCGGACTCCTCGGGTGTCATCATGGCGCTGTACGGCAACATGGCCAACAGCTCCTACTACGGCATCCGCCAGGCCATCGAGATCGCGTCGAGCGATCAGGTGAACTTCCTGTCGGATCAGACCGTCATCCGTGCGGTGGCTCGCGTGGCGATCAACCACGCCAACCTCGGCACCTCGACGGTCGCCGGGCCGATGATCGGCCTTGTCGGTGCCGCCGGCTGAGCCTGACGGCTTGACGTGATGTGCAAACTGGGCGGGCCGCTCCACTACGGGGCGGCCCGCTCTCTTTTCACGAGGCACGCATGATCGTCAAGGTTGGTGGCACTGAATGCGACATTCGCGTGGAATGCGTTATGAGCGTTCCACGGCTCGGGTTCATGTCGAACTTCTACACGTGGGCTCAGGCGCTAATGCCGCTGGGTATCCGCCCAACGATGATGCAGGGGGCCTTCTGGTCTCAATGCCTGTCGCGGGTCTGCCAAAACTTTATAGACAAGGCCGAGTATTTGCTGGTGGTCGATTACGACAGCGCGTTTTCTCGGGCCGACCTCGAGCAGCTTTTCGCCATGGCGATGACGTTTCAGTGTGACGCACTCGCGCCGCTCCAGACGAAACGCGAGGACGGCCGCCCGATGCTCACGCTGCCGGGCACGCTGGAAAATCCTCCGGCTGACGGAAAGACCAATCTGCCTATGTCGTGGTTTGCCGAGCCAGTGCAGGAGGTGGACACGGCGCACTTCGGATGCACCGTCCTGAGCACAGCAGCCCTGAAGCGGTGCAAGCTGCCGTGGATGCAGGAACTGCCAAACAGTGACGGCACATGGGACGAAGAGCCAAGGACTCCTGGCGACCCTAACTGGCGGCCCCGGCGCGACTCAGACATAGCTTTCTGGGTCAACTGGCGAGAGAGCGGGAACCGCGTGTTCGTCACGCCACGGGTGTGCATTGGCCATGGCGAATACGTTTTCACGTGGCCCGGCAAAGACTTGGGAAAGCCCGTGTATCAGCATGCCACCGAGTATTGCAACACGATGAAGAAGCCAGAAACTGCATGGAGCGTGCCGCAATGAAGAAAATCACATTTACCCGCGCGTGGCGGTCCTACCGCAAGGGGCAGACCGTGGAGATTTCCGGCGGTCTGGCCACGCAGCTGCTCGCTCAGCGCGTGGCTGTCGAGGACACACAAGGCCAGTTGATCGAGACGGCAGCCGTCGAGCACCAGGCCGAGAAGGCCGACGCCACCCCGAGGAAACGCCGCCGTGCAATATCGAAGCCTGACCAGAGCGACCGCCCCAGCCGTTGAGCCTGTGACGCTGGCCGAGGCCAAGGCCCACTGCCGGATAGACACGAGCACGGATGACGCCTACGTGTCGTCGCTCATCTCGGCTGCCCGTGAATGGGTCGAGCAGTATCTAGACCGCACGCTCGTGCATACGCAGTGGGTGATGCGGTTTGACAAGTTCCCGCCGGACGGCACGCACGACATCGAGCTGCCACGCCCGCCGATGGCGACGGCCGGCACGACCACGGCAGTGGCGTTGACGTTCACCTTTGAGAACGGCACCACGGCGACGTACTCGACGGCCAGCTACCGCGTGGACCGGGACGGCACGCCTGGCGCTGTGAAGACGCTGTACGGCCAGACGTGGCCGCCGCACCTGCAGGATGACAACGCCATCAGCGTGACGTGGTGGGGCGGCTACGGGGCCAGCGGCGCGAGCGTCCCGGCGGCGATCCGGCACGCCATGCTGATGCTGGTTGGCATGTGGTACGAGCGTCGCATGGCAGCCGACTCCATGAGCGGCAACGAGATTCCGTTTGGCGTTAAATCCCTACTCGACTCGCAACGCTGGGGCTCCTACCGATGAGCAACGTATCCGGGGCCATTTCCGTAAACGTCGAGTTCCGCGACACGACCACGTCTAGCGGCGTGCAGTCGCTGAAGACTGTCACGCTGCGTGAGGCTACGGAGTACACGTCTGGGAAGGTAGCCATCATCACCGGCACGGCTGGCACGTCTGCCGTGAACCTGGGAACGCTCGGAACCACCACATACAGGAACGCCAGCGGCAGCGTCGTTTCATTTAGTGCAGTGACGCGGCTTGCGTTTTCATGGAGCGGCAGCAGCGAGCGTGTTTTGACTGAACAGAGCGACACGTATTTCGTTCTGCGTTCCAAGGCTGGCAGCGTGGCCGTCACAGATGTGCCTGCGTCCACTGTTATCCAGGAAATCAGCAGTGGCCTGGGAACTGGCACCTACACCATTGTGCTATACGGCCCGACATGATTGACCCCGGCAAACTCCGCGAGCGGGTGACGGTGCAACAGGCGTCCGGCAGCCGGAACAGCCTGGGCGAGACGGTGCTTTCGTGGAGCGACTTTGCCGAAGTGTGGGCGAGCGTCGAAGGCGTGTCGGCCCGTGAGGCGCTGATTGCCGGGCAGCAGGAAACGACCGTCAGCCACCGGGTGCGGATGCGCTACCTGCCGGGCCTGACTCAGCAGATGCGTTTTTCGTGGCGTGGCCGCACGCTGGAGATCGTCAGCCTGCTCGAGCACGGCAACCGTAGCGAGCACGAGGCCATTTGCCAGGAGCAGCAGTAGATGGCAAAGAACGCCGGGGCTCTTGAATTAGAGATCAAGTTTCCAGAACTCACGCAACTGCGCGAAGAGTTCAAGGATCTAAAGAAAAACATTGCGGCCAAGCACATGGGTGCTGCCCTGCGTGCGGCAATGAAGCCTGGCATCGCAGCCCTGCGGAAGAACACGCCGAAGGGGCCAACGGGCAACCTGCGAAAAAGCGTAAAGCTCAAGGTGAAGACGTACCCGAAAGACGGCAACGCTGTTGGCATTGTCGGCTATGAGATCGGCAAGGGCAGCCTCGGATACCACCAAGGCTTTTTGGAGTTCGGCACGAAAGAACGCAAGACCAAAAAGGGTCGGTTTGCGTCGAGCTGGAAAAGCAGCAGCCTAAACAACAGCCAGTACGTGCGCGGTGGGTTCACGATCCTGAATCCAAAGCGTGGCCGCAACGCTGGCAAACTTGTCACAAGCCCAAAGCCTCCGAAGGCGTTTTTCAAGACGACAAAGGCTGGCCAGGTCGTGAACCTCGGCAAGATGCCGGTGGGCGGACGCACCGGAGTGCCGCCAGTGAAAACGTCATTCAATCAGGCCCAGCCCGCCATGCGTAGCCTGCTTCAGCAGGAGCTCGCCACCAGGCTGGAGAAGGCATTGAACGAAGTGAAAGGCCGAGTGGCCAGAGGGCTCATCACATGAAATCCCCCGAAGCCGTCCTCCGCACTGCCCTGGTGACGAACACCGTCACGTCATCCATCGTGGGCAGCCGCGTCTATCCGCTCCTGGCCCCAAAGACGGCGGCCCTGCCGTTCATCACTTGGCGGCGGTCTGCCATTAGCCGGGAGCACACGCTGGCAGGGCCGATGGGCGTGCCGAACGTAAGCGTGGAAATGCAGTCCTTCGCCGCCACCTACGAAGACGTGCGGGAACTTGCCGACCGCGTGCGTCTGGTTCTGGATGGCTACGGGGGCACTCTGAACAATACAGAAGTGAAGCATGTGTCGTTGGAGCAGGAATCCGATGACTTCGTGCAGCTGGCAGGCGGCGACCTTCCGCCGGTGTACCAAGTAACCCAGACTTTTAACGTCCTCTGGCAGGAGACTTAGAGCATGTCCGCTACGCCGCATGATGGAACCGGGACCACGTTTTCTTTCGGTGGCACCGCGTTCACCGTCACGAACATCGTTGTCAGTAATACGGACCCGGCCGCCGATGACACCATCGACGTTTCTCATCTCGGCCTGACCACGGGCAACAGCGTTCGCACCATCAGCCGCCCGCTCCAAGGCTCGGCGACGGACACGGGCCGCGAAGTCGTGGTGGACTACCTCGGCACGAACATCATCAAGGACGCAAGCACGGGAACGCTTGCCCTGACTGTCGGCGGTGTGACGGCCATCAGTGCGTCGGCTACCGTCTCTGCGTCAACGCTGACGTTTGCCACAAACGACGCCGTGCGGGGCCAGGTCACCTTCAAGGTCGCGCGCTACTAAGCCTGACGGAGGACCGTCATGGCTACCGAGTGCGCAGGCGTTACAGCGACGTGGAACTCCACGGCGTTCGGCGAAGTCACCGACATCAAGGTGGTCGCTGGTGGCAGCCTGCCGATCGGCCGCGACAGCACGTTTGCGCTTGACGCCGGCACTATAGAGATTGCGTGCCTTGCGACTGCAAACATCACGATGGCCCAGCACGGCCTGAAGGCCACGCTGGATCTATCTGGCGGTGGCCTGACCTTCACCACGAAGGCCATTTGCCAATCGCTGCAGCTCGCCGGGAAGGTCAATGATGTGGCTCGGTATTCGGCCACGTTCAAAATCGTGAAGGAGTAGTGATGGCACTGACGGCAGAGCAGATCCTGGCGGCGGACGATCTTGGACTGTTGAAAGTCAACGTGAAGGAGTGGGGCGGCGAAGTCTACATCCGCGTGATGACCGTGGGAGAACTCGACGCCTACCAGAAAGAATGGGTCGGCAAGCGAGAGACGGGCGTGGACAATTTCCGCGCGAAGTTCCTGGCCCGCTGCCTGTGCGACCAGGCTGGCCAGCGCCTGTTCAGCGACGAGCAGATTGAGCAGCTGGCGGCCAAGTCGGCAAAGGTTGTGGGCCGGCTGTTCGACAAGGCGGCAGCGCACAACGCAATCACTGAAAAGGACGTAGAGGAACTGGCAAAAAACTGAGCATCCGCCCGACGAGGCGCTTTCTGTTTCGTCTGGCGGGGCACCTGAAGATGACTGTGGGCGAACTCGAGCGGCGCATGTCGGCGGTCGAGTTTGCCGAGTGGCTGGCATACACGAGGTATTTTGAGGCGTTGCCTGATTCGTGGCGTGAAACTGGCCTAATCGCAAGCGCGGTACTTGCGCCGTATTCCGCCAAAGGCAAGGCACCACGGGCAGACGATTTCGTGCCACTCGACAAACCGCCGCAGCATCAGCAGCAGATGGTGGATCAGATCAAACAACTTCAGCAACTGTTCGGTGGGTGACGTATGGCAACCGTAATTGGCGTAGGCATGCAGATGACTGCCAACGCCTCTGGCATGACCAAGGGTCTGTCAGACGCCGACAAGGCATTGCAGTTGCTGCAGAAAATCGTTGACCAGAACCAGAAGAGCCTGCAGCGTTTCACGGGCGAAGCCGACAAGACCACGCAAAGCCTCGACAAGCTAAACCGTGGCGTAAGCACGCTGAGCACCATCGAGATTGGCCGGGTGCTGGTGGACGGATTTACGGCCCTCGGCAGTGCGTTCACGAGCGCAGCGCAGAATGTGCTGACGCTGGCCGGCAACGTAAGCTCTTCGCTCGACTCGCTAAATGATCTCAGTGCCCGCACCGGCATTGGCGTTGAGGCGCTGCAGGGCTACTCACTGGCAGCCAAGATGGCCGGCGTGGACACCGAGCAGTTCGGTGTGGCCATTCAGAAGCTGGCCGTGAACATCGGCAAGGCGAATGCCGGTGATGCTTTCGACAAGTCGCTGCGTGGCATCGGGCTTTCGGTTGCTGAACTGAAGGCGCTGGCACCGGAGCAGCAGTTTTCGGCGATCGGCGACGCCATCGCGCAGTTGCCAACGGTTGCCGATCGTGCTGCCGCTGCCGTGCAGGTGTTTGGCAAGCAAGGGGCGGCACTCGCCCCGCTCTTTCGAGAAGGTGCCGCCAGCATTGAAGAGCTGCGGGCCAGGGCGGAGCGGCTTGGCATCATCGTGAGCGAGACGCAGATCAACAACGTGGCCGATATGAATGATGCGTTTGATCTTGTCCGAAAGACAGTCGAAGGCATCGTCGGCCAGGTGATAGGCAATCTTGCCCCGGCTGTCACGGACATCGCCAACCAGTTCCTTGAATTTCTGGAAACTTTTCAGGGAGCAGATGGCACCGGCGGTACGGGCATTGCGAACGCGATTACTGAAGTGCTGTTTAACGGCGCTGAGTTTTTTGCTGGAATCTTCGACAGTTTCGTGAATAACTTTGAGGGCATCTCGACAACGCTGGCCGATGTTGGGGAAGTGTTCCGCATTGGCGGGCAGCTTCTGCTATCTGGCATGGAAGGCTTCCGTGCCGTGTTTAACGTGATCCAGATTGGCATTGACCAGCTGCTAGTCGGGTTTGGAAAAGTGCTTGAGGGCATCGGCAGCTGGGTCAGTGATGACCTCGAGCAGTTCGGAGCCGGGCTCGCAGCGGCCGCTGAAGAGTCTGCGAAAAAGAACGCGGCAGAGTTTGACGCTGCCGCAGCGAACGCCGCCAAAGCATTTAATGGCGCGCTCTTTGGTGGCGATGCTACGGCAGCCGGCGAGGGCGCGGCCACAAAGGCTATCCAAGGCGCGCGCGACCGCTTTGAGCGTGAAAAGGCTCCCGAGTTCAAGGTCACTGCAAACCTCGATAAGACGCAAAAAGACCTCGACAGTTTTCTTGCGGACGCAAACGGCGGCGCGTCGGAGTTCCTGCAGCAGTCAACCGCAACGCTGGAAACGTTCAAGAAGATGGCCGGCGAGGGAAACCTGACGGCCGAGCAAATTCAAATCATGAACGGCTTCATGCAAAACGTGAATGCCGAACTTGAAAAGGAAAAGTCGCTGCGGGACAAAGCGGCAGACGCGGCAAAGGCCCAGGCGGACGCAGACGGCAAACGGGTAGATGCCCTGTTGAAGACCGGCGACGCCGCCAGCAAGCTCGAGGAAGATCTGGCCGCCGTTGAGCGGCAACGGGCTGCAATCGCCCAACAGGGCGGCGAAGACGCGCAGGCAAGACTCGCCGAGCTTGACGCCTTAAAGGCAAAGCTGGAAGAGCAACAGCAAGCCCTGGAACAAGGCTTCGGCCAAGGCTTCGAGCAGGCATTTAAAGGTGCAGACCAGGCAGTAGATGCCGCTATTGAAAAGGCAGCAGAGTTTGGCCAAGTCGGCTTCGACGCTGCCAAGCAGCTGGCGGATGGCATCGCCGAAGCACAGCGTCAGGTTGAGGCCGGCATTCTAAATCCAGAATCGTACGACGCTGAAGTAGAGCGCCAGCAGAAGATTTTCGACCAGAGAATTGAGAACGAGAAGAAGGCCATTGCCGAACGCAAGAAAGCCGAAGAAGAGGCCGCAAAGATTCGCCTGCAGCAAGAGCAGACCGTAAACGACCTTATCAAGGCCCAGCAATTTAACGGCGACGCAGATCGTATCCGTGCCGCCGAAAACCTTGTGGCCCTGAATGCCGAGATCACGCGAGCCGAGGATGCTGCAACCGCCGCTCGAGCAGACGGCGACCAGGAGGCGCTAAAGGCCGCCCTGACTCGCCTGCAGCAGCTCGACCAGGTGAAGGCGAAGGAAGAAGACATTGCCAGCGGTGCCGCGAAACAGCGTGAGCTGTACCAGCAGCAGTTCATTAAGCAGCAGGAAGAGGCTGCCAAGGCACAGCAGCAATACCAGCAGGCCGCCGCACAGGAGCAGGCCCGCATTGCCGAGGAGCGCCGCAAGGCAGAGGAAGCCGAGTACCAGCGACAGGTGGCCCGCATCACCGAGCTCAACACCCTTGGATCCCGAACGGTGCAGACGGCCGACATTCGCACGCAGGAGGGGCAAGCCCTAGTCCTCGGGCTCGCCGCCAACGCGCAAGACCCCGCGCTGATCGAGGCGAGGCTACAGACGAAGCAACTGCAACTCATCGCGCAAGGCATTAGCCAAGCTGCTGCGAACTACTTCAACACGCCCGTTGCCATCGTCGGCGGCGCGGTCCTCGGGTGATCTATGCCAGGCACAATCGTCGCAACAAAAGAACTCGCCCGCACCTTTGAGAACGAAGTCGGCAGCGCCGGCGGCGTGGCGAAGCGCCGCTGGGTGTGCATGCTTTCTGATGACACGCTAATTAACAGCAATGGCCCGCCCGACATGGCCACGATTTTGACGGCGACAGCCGGCACTTCGTGGGGTGCGTACCACCCGGTTCATACGCTTCTGCGGCTTCGCAAAGTGTCGGTGACCGAGCGTTTTGAGGATAACCCGTACGCCCTGGAAGTCACTGGCGAATACGGGCTCGTCACGGCCGATGAGTTGCTGACACCGACTGCTCGCGCGGCACGCTGGTCGTTTGAGTCGAAGCCCGGCCAGGTGCCCGCTTTGTTCTACTACGACGGCACTTCGCAGCTGCCGCTTACGAATAGCGCGTACGACTACTTCCCGGGCCTCGTTACTGAAGAGAGCTTGGTGCAGATCAAAGTGCAGAAAAACTTTGCCGCCTATCCAAGCCTATGGCTTGGACTCCAGAACTACGTAAACAACGCCACGTATCTGGGCTGCCCAATAGACACAGTTAAGGTCGTCGGCGTTGACGTGCAGTATGAAACCGAAGAGTTCGGCAACGCGCTCGTGAACTATTGGGCCGCCACGGCGACGCTCGCATACAGGCAATCATCGCACCGGCTGCTGGTCCCAGACATCGGCTTTAATTTCCTCGACGGCGGCCAGAAGCGGCGCGCCATGGTTTTCGATTTTCAGAATGCCGAGTGGGTGGCAAGCCCAAATCCTGTCGGCCTCAACAACAGTGGCGCTCAGACAGGCGGGGCTCCTGCCATCCGCTCTGCGCCAGCCAACGAAACCGGCCTTCGTGTCAACCCTCGTGGTGACTTCGCAACCGCATTCGGTACGCCGCCGGCTCCGCCCCCATGACGCAGCGACTCGACCCAACGCAGTTCACGCGCGAGAGTGCTGAGCGCATCGCCAACGTGGTGCGTGCTGCAGAGCTGGCCACGCCAGAGGCGCGGCCGCTTTCGTTTGAGCGAATCGACGCACTACAGAAACCAAAGTTATTCCGCGTCTGCACGTTTACCGGCGCGTGGGCGATTGGCGTCACAAAAACCGTGACGTTCAAATATCAGACTGCGACTCCCAACACGGCGAGCGTGACGAATCTGTTTTTCCCTGTCACGTCTACGGCGGCTGGCAACACTGATTGCGCAATCGCCAAGGACGGCACGGCGTGGTATCTGATCGACGTGCCGTTTGAGACGGCCACGGCGGTGTTCGCTGGGGCGACATCATCGACGGCAGTGATGAGCGACGTGACGCTTACCGCGACGCTAAACACGTCTAACTGCACTATTACCATAGGCAAGACGCTTGTGACAACATCCGTCACGCTTGTGTCGTCTACGTTTACTTCCACCTTCCTGCGGTTCAAGGTGTAACGATGGCGTGTTGCTGTAGTACGCAATACTGTCCAGGAGTTTGTTCGGGCATAGATGAAAGAGGATACCCAAACTACTTACAGCTCGAGGTGTCTAACTTTATTGGAAGCCTTGGCGATTTTGCACGCAGCCCAAACGGAACGTACTCAATCCCGACAATCCAAATATCTTGCAGCATTTTCCCCCAAGGCCAGGCGTCTTGCGGTAGTGTTCAAGGCGAATGTGGGCTTTATCGCATTTATCTCAATCTGAATGCAGCGCCTCGCTTCTTTCCATCGACACCTTGTTGCGGCGGCCGGGCTCAAGAAACTTACTTCCACCCAGACAAGAATGTAGACGCGGAGTTTACGGTAAGAAATACGGGCTTTTCGTTTGGATACGCCGATGCGTTGCCGTGCTGCCCGTATGCGATGGGTTGCAGCGGAGGAGCTGCATTTAATTATACTCAAGCGCAATGGCTTACGATGCTATGCAACAGAACGCTTGATTTGTCTGGAACAGCAACGGGTGCTTATGGGTATATTTCTTTTCCAAATAATGTTACTTTTGGATCAGTTTCGTTTGCTTACAGGATAACTGTAAACGACCTGCCATGATTACTTGTTTGCGGTCGCATATATTGCACCGTTGCGTCGAGCGCGGCTACACGCTTGATGAAGTCATGCCATGCGTCGTGTCGCAGGACGGCGACAAGTGGACGATCGACGTTGACCACCCGGCGTATCCTCGACAACGAAAGCCGGGATTCGTTCCGCCGCTGCCCGATCCGCAACCGCAACCGCCACCACCATCGCACGGCCCCGGCACTGAACTTAAAGCCCTGCTCGCCGGTTGGCCTTTCCGCATCGTCGCCACGCCCGACTGCAAATGCACGAGTCGTGCCGCCTACATGGACGCACAGGGCTGCGACTGGTGCGAGAGCGAGGAAGGCATGGCCGAGATCATGGGCTTCCTGCGGGAAGCCGCCACCGAGCGCGGCCTGCCGTTCGTTGACATGGCCGCTAGGTTGCTGGTGCGACGGGCGATTGCCAACGCCCGCAAAGCGGAGGCGGCCCGTGCCAGAGGATCACAGCGTCACGATTGACGGCCGCCGCTGGCTGCTCAGATTCACACGCCTGAAAGGCGATGCTGCCGGGTGGACGTTTTTCCCTAACGCAGCCCGGCCTCGAATCCTCATTGACGAGCGGCTCCGTGGCGGGGCTCGACTTGAGACGATCGTGCATGAGCTGCTTCACGCGAGCCTGGGGCCGACGATCTCGGAGGAGAGCGTGACCGAGGCGGCGCGAGTCATCCGGCGGACGTTGACCACGCTGGGGTACAAGGAGGTGCAGCATGGCGGGTGACGCGATCACGGAGATGGCCAAGCGGTTGGCTCGAATGCACCCAGATGCACCATGCCAGACGCTCGCACGCCGGCTCGTCAAAGAGGCTAACGGTGCCATTACGCTGCACCAGGCCCGCATGCGGATGCAGCGGCAGTTTGGGCAGCATGGAGCCCGACACCGAAAACGGATCAAGGCCGTGGCACCTCGAGCAGCTCGCAAGGCCGGCGAGATCCGCGCCATGCCAAAGTCGATGGCCGAGACGTGGACACCGCACGTCCTGAACGTGACGGGCCGCGTTGGCATCATCTCTGACGTGCACGTGCCTTACCATTCCGAGATTGCGGTGGCGGCGGCCGTTGGCTTCCTGCGTGACCAAGACCTGGCGGCCTTGGTATTGAATGGCGACATTGCGGATTTCTACGCAATCTCTCGGTACATGAAAGATCCGAAACAGCGTGACTTTAAGGCCGAGTTGGAAGCCGTGCGGGACTTCATCGCCTACCTGCGGCAAGAGTTTCCCGACATCCCGATTGTCTACAAGGCTGGGAACCACGAAGAGCGGTGGCAGCACTGGCTGTGGCAACACGCAGCCGAGATCTCTGACGATCCGCGTATGTCGTTGTCGGCTTGGCTCAACTTCACCGAGCACAACGTCGAGCTGGTGGAGGACCAGCGGCCAATCATGCTGGGCAAATTGCCTGTGCTGCACGGCCACGAGTTGCCGAAGGGCATGGCCGCGCCGGTGAACGTCGCTCGAGGTGCATTCCTGCGGACGCTCTCAACGGTTCTCGTGGGACATTCGCACCGCACCAGCAACCACGCTGAATCCGATATGTGGCACAAGGAAACAGCGTGCTGGTCTACCGGCTGCCTGTGCGATCTTCGGCCGGAATACTCGGTGATAAATCGCTGGAACCATGGATTCGCCGTTTGCACTGTGCACAAGGGCGGCGCGTTCGACGTGCAGAACTACAGAGTGATGAGCGACGGGACGGTACGCACGGCTTGACGCGCGCCGCATGCTGGCTGCTCACCTCTACCGAAAGGGCACAGATGACCGCAGCACTCTTGGATAAAGCCAACGAAGACCTACGCCACGCAGTTGAGCAGCGACGCGCCGCCCAGGACGCAGGCGTGCCACACGAGAAGTGGTACGAACAAGCCACGGCGACTGCGGAGCCAGCCCGCCACCCAAGCAGCGCCGCATTCGTTCGATTGCTCAACGAGATGCAGCAGCTGCACGAATCGAAAAGCGCCGACTACGGGAGCGAAGAAGACCCGCTGGCGAACATTCGCCAAGGCGCAGAATTCGTCTGCATTGAGCCCTGGCGTGGCTGCATGGTGCGGATCGCCGACAAGGTACAGAGATTGCGCACGTACTGCCGTACCGGCCGCCTGGTGCACGAAGGCGTGCGCGACACGCTGCTGGATCTCGCAGCGTATAGCCTGCTGGCTATCGTCCTGTTTGACGAGGGACGCGATGGCTGAGCCGCTAACGTTGGAATACATGACACAGGCAGAGCGTGACGCTCGCAAGTCCTCAGGGGCGTACACAGGCACGAGCGGCACGCTGGCAGCCCACGTCATGAGGCTGCTGGCCGAGGTAGCCAGGCTCAACGGCGAGCTGGCCCTACAGCGGGCGCGATACGAGGAGCAGATCTACCACTCGGCTTCGTGGTATCCATGAGCCGGGCGGCGGGTTGAGTGCGGCGCAGGGTTTCCCTCCCTTTCCCCCGCGTTGCCTCCCCGCTTGCCCGGTTCGGTTGACATACGTCAATCGGCCGGCGGCCTTCCGATGTCTGGGAGGTAGTCTAGGTTTGACTCGCGCCCCGTGATTTCCTCGTCGTAGTAGTGAGTTTCGGCCATTTCCTCGCTGCTGTGCCCTAGCTGTTTTTTGGCCGAGATTCCGGCGCGCTTCAGATAACTCGCGGTGCTTTTTCTGATCGCGTGAAAGGGCTTGTACGGCACGCCAGCTGTCTTGCACAGCACCCGAAGCGACGCATAGCAGGACAGCATTTCCCGATCGTCCAGCCAGCCCCATACTCGAGCGTCTGGCGGGCCTTTCTGCATGGCCAGCATCTTGGCCAGTTCCGGCGTGATCGGCCTTGTAATCGTTTCCCTGTGGCCCTTGCGGGTGGCGGCCAGGAACGTGAGCGTGCAACGCTCCAGATCCACTTCGGACCAGCGTATGGCGAGGATGGCACCGATGCGTTCGCCAGACTGAAACATGGCATGGATTTTCGTGACCCAGTACCAAGCCGCCGGCTTGCCTGCCACGAGCCCTTTTCTGTGCCGAGCGGCCTGGATGAGCTTGGCGAGCTCCTCGGCCTTGTACGCCTTCGGCACGGGCTTTGGGACTCGCGGGCGGGCGTAATCTGGGAACTCAATCAGTTCGCCGTCTGACCGCTTCCAGCGTTTCTTGGCTAGCCACGTCCACAGGCTCCGCAGGTGTGCTGAATCTTTCGCTAGGCTGGCTGGCGAGATCAGGCCGCGCTTCGTGTCGTGCACCGTGGAGCCTCGCCAACGCATGAACTTGGCGGCCGTCAGATCGTCTAAATCGTCAATGGTGGGCTCGTGCCCCAAGAAGTCGCGGAACCTGTCCAGCGTGCTCAGGTACATCTGCACCGACCGATCGGATAGATTCTTCAGCGGTGCCACACGGTCAATCAGCAAATCTCTCAGCGTCATTTCTCGTCTCCCTTTTTGCGTGAAAATGGAGTTGTGGGTGGATAGTGTACATCCGTTCAAACTTCTGTCCACTTCTGTACGTGGCTACCAACTACACCCCATCCGTTAGAACAATCGGCCCGTGAGTAGTGTACAGCGTTTCGAGTAGAATGGGCAAGTCAGGCGGCGATTGACGCACGTGACGCTTGCGTTACTATGAGGGCATGGTTGCATTGGCGAGCCCAGACAAAGAGTGGATCACGATATCCGAGGCGGTGAAGCTTGCTGGCTGCACCGAAGGCTATCTGCGCCGCCTGCTGGGTGACGGCGATAACCGCCTGCGTGGCTGGAAGGCCGGCCAACGGGCCTGGCTCGTGCATCGGGCCGACGTGCTGGCCCTCAAAGCCAGCCTGACCACCAGATCCAACCTTCGCAAAGACCAACGGCCGGCGGCACCCAAGCCGCGCCGCAAGCGGAAGCCCTCGTAATCTCCGGGGAAACCGCCCGAAAAAAATTCTCGCTCAACTGGGCTTGCACAAAGTAACGATAACGCTACAGTACGCCACGTTGACGCAAAGGAGTTGAGTCATGGCCCGCATCTGGAATCGCCTGCTCGAGCAGCTGGTGCTCGTCCGCCTCGGCCAAGAACTTGGCACCGACAGTGATCTGGCTCGGGCGGTCGCCCATTCCATCGACTTTGCCCTCGGCACACTTGCCCGATTTCTTGGTTGAGCCAAGTGACGATACCGCTACACACTGGAATC